AATCCCCCATCAAGCATTTGACCCTTTCTTCCTCTGAAACTAGAAGATAGAATATTTTCATACTCAAATTCTTGGTATAAAATATCTGCAACTTGACTACCAATATCATTAATTTCTATTAAAATATATGCATCGTTATATTTTTTTGCTACAGGGTAAATTAGATTCGGATAAACAATAGGAGAAATTTCATTATTTTTAAAAGTAGCAACAACTTTATAAGGAATTTCTGAAATATCAATTACAATAAAAGCATTATAATCAATGCTTTGTCCTCTAGATGTGTCAATAATCATTGCATATGTATGATCTTCTTTTGGTTGTTGAAAAACCCACAATCCGTTTTGTGTTTTTTGTATAGGATCATCGTGTGTTAATATTTTAAGTTTTGTTGCGTCGATTAAAGTATTTGTAGATCCAATAAAGTCACACTCAAACTCGACTCTAAATTGTTGTTCGCTGGTGTTTGCTATTTGTTTCTTTTTCCATTCGTCATCTCTTCCTGGAACTTGGTTCCAGTGTACTTCAACCGGAACAAAAGAATTTCTTCTTTTTTCTGCATCATCCCATATTTTATAATACATGTTTAAGCCATTCGGGGTAGATACGATTAAAATTTTTGTATCTTTACCAGAAGAGATAGTTGGATACACAGAAGAATAAAATTCGTCTGCAATATGAGAAGGAACATATGCAAACTCATCAAGGAATATTACGTTATAAGAACCACCACGAATCGCACTAGAGGAAGTAGCAGCAGCTTTTATTCGTGAACCATTCTCAAGAAGGATAGATCCTTTGTTCCATTCAACGACTCCTTGTTGAAGCCATTTTGGAAGATACTCATATGCAACTTTAACTTTGCTAAGAAGATCTCGAGCAATATCTTGTTTGTTAGCTAAAATTGCAACATTCATATTATCGTTGAATAGTACAAAATATAAAAGATAGGAGACAACCGACGTGCTTTTTCCTGTTTGACGCGGAAGTTTTGCTACTGTGAATCTATTGTCATGGACTGTTTGTATGAGTTCTTTTTGAAAATCATACATCTGAAATGTGACAAGACCTTCATCAAGATTTACAATTTTGACATAATTTTCAATAAAATAAATAGGATCTTCAGAGCATCTGATAAATTCGTCTACTTGTTCTTGAGTAAAGGGAACCTTTACATTCGAACCTTTAATGTTTTCATTACCAAGATATGATTTTTCTTTTTCAGTCATTTTCTCCAAGATCCTCTTGGTCTAACTGTTCTAGTTGTTTCTTTTTCTTTGCTTTTAATAATTCTTGTAATTCTTTTGTGCTTCCCACAAAAATAGAATTATTTACAGTGGATGGCCCCCGAGAGACGTTTTCGCTCTCTTGTATTTGTTTCATTTTGAGATGTAGATCTATTAAATCTTTGTTTGCATCTGAAACCGTTTTTATTAATTGAGAAGCGACTTCATATGCTCTTGGAGACTGTCCTTCAGAAGCAACCATAAGAATACCATCAATTGCCTCTGCACCTTTATTTATCAAATCGTTAAAGTTTTGTCGTGCTTTTTTATAATCTTTTTCTAAATCTTCTGTTTGATCTGTGTTTTTTTGAATTATATCTTTTACAGATTCTGGTATTATTTCTTCTGCTTCTATTTCCGTGGGTAAATCAAATATTTCTTCCATATTTTTTTCAAAATTATTTTTTTCCATTACAAACCTTTAAATAAATTCAGTTATTGTTGTTAAAATTTCATAATCATCATAAGGTGAAACTTCTGTTCCTATTTTATCTATTATTTTGTTACCCTCAGTATCCAATATATAATCACCATTTGTATCTTTTAGGTAAACAACGGGCTTTATGTTGATCTTTTCTATCGGATTCATTCATAGTCCTCTGGAAATTTATCAAAAATATTAACATCAATATTTTTAATGAGTCCTGTTTGTCTTACGGGTCCGTACATTCTTGTTTTAGCTGTAAAATCAAAGTCCCACATTAAAAATCGAGTATTTTCTTTTACTAATTCCCCTTCAAACAATTCTGTATATTTTACTGCATTTAAAACAATTGGAACATCTATTCTTTCGTATTTGTCTTCTAATATTTTTGGTTTTATTGTTATTGTAAATTCAGGTGTGAAGAACGGCAATATCTGTTCCATTACTTGAAGACCATCATCTATGTTTCTAGAATATAGAGAAAGTTTAAAATTTATATTATAAGGAACATCGGCATAATGGTAGTTGAAAACTATATCGTCTGTAATATTTAAATTTTCTGCGTATCTTTTTTGTAATGTATTTTTCTTTCTTTCTTTGTCATAAAAAATTTCAGATATTTGAAACGACATTGCTGGTAAAACTATTTGAGCAGCATATGCAGAAGGGTCGTTTAAATTTATGCTCAGTCTTTGCATAAATTTTTCTTTAGCAGCATAGGTTAAAGGTACTTTTATTTTTTGTACTTCTTGGTTATTGTTTTTTCTCTGAACAAAAATATTATTAAATATAGTTCCAAAAGCAATAACTGTTTTTTTAGTTGTTTCGTGATAAAAAGTTGTAAACATTAATAGTTTCCTTCTGAAAAGGGATCTATTTCAGAAAAATCAATAATGTCATCGGCTTTTTGTTGTAATTCTTCATTATCATCCGGTCCTTTAGATTTAGTTATAAAATCAGGAACGCCGTCATTATCAACATCTACAGCTTTAGATAGATTCTCTTGTATAACATCAATATCATCGATACCTGTATCGAATTGCTCATATGAGTATTTGTAAAGTTCACAATCTACTTTATAAGTGTATAATTTACCTTGTTGGTAAAATATATGCTTGTTATCTACATATTTTATTTCAAAAAGTCCTTTAGTGAGAGGAAAATAAATTAAATCTCCCATCATCGGAGATTCTATTTGAACAGGTCTGGAACTCATTGTTGGTAGTTTTGCTGCTTCTTGTTCAAATCTTTTTCTAGAAACAATCAAAGAAAATTCATCTTTGATCTCAAGACCAAATCTTGAAATTACTTCTCTTTCACCACCCATTTGGGCAAAATTTTCAAGATACATTTCAATATTAAATACATTTGTATAACTCTGAAGAATATCTTCTCCAAATACATTATCTAATTTATTAAATTTTTTAGGTATATAATATACATCTATACCATATTGTTTAATAGATTCCAACACAATTTCTTCTATAAGATCCTGTGTTGGTGCATAATTATAATTATTGAAATATGGATTTATAGCCAAATCAACCCCCTATGTAAAAAATTGGAGGTTCTTCATATTTGAGTTGAATTTCATCTTCAAGTTTACGAATTTCATCTTGTGCTTCATTTAATATTTTTAATCCATTCAAAGAAACTCCTCCGGGAAGAGATACACCATCAAATTTTGATAAATTTCTTCCCCATTGTTCTTTTATTTTTGCGGTGACATATTGTTTTAAAATACGATCATTGTATATTTCACCATATAATTCAGGGTCCAATATTCTATAGGCTTCAAACATAAAATATTGACCAGGAACAGCGTGTGTTTTCCAATCTGCATCTATATAAATTCTATTGGTAACTCTACTAAATCTTATAGATTTCTCTGGAGTTAATAAGTCTTGAAGCATCTTCATGTGGCTTCGTGTGTAATTATAAATTTGTAAAGAATTACTATATGTATTTGTTCTTAGTCCATAGAGATCGTTTAGAGCAATTTGATACCTAGCATCAAACATTCCTGTTCCACCTAGGGTATCAAACAATTGAAAAAGCCGCACCACACTTATAATAGTCTTACCATCAGGATCAAGTGGTGGAGCGGCTTTTATTTCGGGTGTTACTGTATCATCGGCTTCTGTTGCTTCTTTTAAATCAATATATTCTCGCTCAACATCTTTAGCCGATATTTGATATGGTAAATATGTTTTCTCAACACCATCAAAATGATACTCTGCAAAAAACTGCAACGAATCATCTATTCTGTCTTCTATCTGTGCATCATCAACATTAATTTCGATTACAGGATAACCTAATCTACGGAGACAGTATTGTTTTAGTTCTTCTCTCGTAAGTGGTGTTGCCATATTTTTTTCCTTTTGATACTTATTTATAATATTTAGTATCAAAAAGATTTTAATATTTTAATCATAATCCATTAAATAAGAAATTAAAGTTAAATCAGATGGTGAAATAGTAAAATTACGATCAAAATCTTGTTTTTTTAGTAATGGAGAGTATATACTAACTTCTGTATCAAACAGATATTTGTTTAAATCTTCTGTAAATTGCTTTTTCTTGTTATCAGGAATATTATATTCTCCTTTTGGAGTTTTTTTGCCATATTTTTCTAACAATTCATTTCTTGTTTTTTCGGCTACTTGTAGATGTTCGTTTATTTCTTTAATTAAATCTACTAACTTTTTGCTGGTATCTATACTCATTTTTAATTCTAAAATAGAATTTATTGTCGAAACACTACTATAAATATCAATCATTTTCACTTTTTTCATTTTTAAAATTCTCCTTTAGTAAGTGTAAAATAGACTTAACTTCATTTTTTAATTCAAACATTTCTTTTTTTAATATTGTATAATTTTTATCTAAATTTTGTATTTTTTTTAAAGATTGTTTTTTGTTTTTATATTCTTTAAGTTCCTCTTTATTTATAAACAACAAAGCATTGTTATTCATGTCTCTTTCTAAATAATCTTTATCTTTTACTTTGGCTCTCATAG